GAAATCTCAAGTAAATACTTGGAATCTCAACTGGGCGAGCTGAGAGAGGGGGAAAGCTATCTAAGCGGCGACTATAAGGCCGCCACAGACAATCTTAAACCATCTTTCAGCAACACTGTGGTGGACGAAATCTGTAAAATCTGTATCAAAGATAAGAGGGTCAGCAAACTATTCAAAGAAAGTTTAACCGGCCATCAAATCGAAGATCCAGACAACGCAGGAACGTTCAAACCACAACTTTGGGGACAACTCATGGGAAGCATAACTAGCTTTCCAATTCTCTGTCTGGTCAATGCCACCATTTGCCGTCTCACGCGGGAGAGACAATTGGGTCGAAGCCTAACACTGAAAGCCGCGGGCATCGCATTAAACGGAGACGATTGTGTCTTCCGTGCAACGCAAGCCGCACGACTACAGTGGGAGGCCCTCGCTCATCAGAGCGGGATGGCACCGAGCATCGGCAAATACTTCTTCGCGAAGGAGTTCTTGAACATGAACTCAGCGCAATACGCAGTCATAGGAGCCACATGTGACCTCTCTGAGAAAGGAAAAGAAAATCCGCACGTGCGATTTCTTTACCAAATCCCTCAGATCAACATGGGACTACTAGTCGGGCAGGGAAGGACCACCAGTGGAAAAACGGACAAAGTCGCCGTCCACAACTGGGGAACTCTTAATTCTATCAGCAAAAATGCTCACACTCTAGTCAACGAGTGCGCCAAAGAGGATCGGGTACGCGTTTTCAAAGCGTATCTGAATCACAACTGGGATCAGCTCACCAATCAAGGGAGCAAGAATAAAGGGTTAACCATTCCTTGGTTCCTACCTGAGCACCTAGGCGGATTAGGTCTCCCAACCTTTCCCGATCACACAATAGTGACCGAAAAGGGGGAAACCATCCGACCCTGGATGCCGACCGCGCTAAACCTGCGCTTCGCAGCAGCTTTCTTTTTGCATGGAAAACTGCCCTCAAAGGCCCCAGAGGGAATCAGCTGGAAAGTGTGGGAGTATGCAACGCAAAGACTGAAGGATGTTCCAAAAGAGGACACCAAAAATCTAAGCGAAGTACACACCACACGAGGAAAGCACAGTGGACCGAATTGGTCTACGGGAAACATGGTTAACGCGGATCTAGCTAATGAGAAAACCGTGATGGGAAAATTCTGTATCGAAGCATTATTCACTCTACCTTTCGGAAAAGTGTACAATGATTTCGAAGAGAAAAAGAACATCATCGGAAAACTCAAAAGCGCAATCGGCGCCGTGACCAAGTACCTACACACTGTGCAACCCTTCCAAGCTGAACACCTCCCCACCTTTCACCCGACCGTAGAATACGATCGAGTGATCCTCCGCACTTCTGCCGCAAACATCACCTATAATGATTTGCCACCCGAAACATTCTTTTCAGAATATGAATCCCGACAACCAGTGATTCGTGAGGACATGAGAGATGCTGCCAATGGACCCTTTAGGGTGTCCAAAGCAGCTGACTCAGATGACGGTTTCTTCCTTCAGAAGAGTGGCTAAGTGTGAAGATGACGATTAGCAGCCGGGAGTACCCCAGGCACTGCTGAGACCGGAGACGAGGTTTAAGGTGGACTTATGACCGCATAGTTAAATGCGTTCTGCAACACTTGTCTCGCTCCGCTCGAACATACTGTATCCCTACAGAAGAGGTTCTTCGCTTCACATCTACTACCACTAGTAAGT